TGGACGTTCCGAGTGTGTCTGCACTCACACCACCTGCGACCACGGGTGGATGCCGTCACGGACCCGTGAGGACGCCGTGGTGCCGTGTCCGATCTGCAAGGGCGAGACAGCCGAGGTGCTGTCGCGTTTGCCGGAACCAGGCAAGCGGGAGCCGTGGGAGATGTCTGCCGTGTCCGAGCACTACCGACGCAGGAAGGCGGTGGGCGCATGAACGACTCCGGCACCTGCGTCATCTGCCATTACGAGACGAAGCGCATGGCATGTGACCGCTGTGAGGCCAGGATGCGTCGCCAACTTGACGACCTGCCCCGGCTGATGGAGCAAGCCAGCGGCAACCTGATCCCCGGCCAAGGTGGGGACGGACGCAGCACCGAGCGCACGCTGGGCATCAACGTGGCAGCACTCGACGTCGCTGCCGGGTTCGACGCCATCGCCGTCCTGGAGTCCTGGGAGCGGATCTGGCGCGAGGACTACGGACTCAGCCAATACGGACTCGCCACAGCGACACTCCCCGACGACCGTGCCGCGACCCTGCTGCGCCACCTCGTCGCGTTCCTCGGCTCGTGGCTGGCCAAGTCCTGCACCGAGCATCCAGCGATTGACGACTTTGCAGCCGAGTTGCGCCAGGTGCATCGCTCCAGCCAGCAAGCCGCAGGCCAGACCCGACGCACCGCATGGCGGGTGACCTGTCCCGCCGACACCGACGACGGCGAGTGCGGAACCGTGCTGATCGTCAGCGGCGAGGACTTTGACGGGTCCATCACCTGCCGAGGCTGCCGCACCACCTGGCCGACTGAGCGACTACTGCGCGTGGTGGCATCCAGCAAGGACTCGGAACTGTGGTTGGACGCTGAGGCCGCTAGTCGCTGGCTAGGCGTGAACACCCGCACCCTGCGCCGCTGGGCTGCCGAGGGAGTCATACGGAGATCCGGTGGCCGCTACGACCTCCACAGTCTGAAAGCGCTGGTGACGGCATGACCTGGATCACCGCCACCTGTCCCGTCTGCGCCACCGTCGTCCCCCTGTTTCACATCGAGGCCACGGCACGCGGCTGGCTGCGGCGCGACGTCTCGGTGACTGTGACCGGGGACGCCACCGACTTCATCGCACACCTATGGACCCATCAGGAGGTCAAGGCATGAGCCGCGAGTTCTATGGCCGCTGGAAATACAGCAAGAAGCGCGGCTGCTGGATCTGGAAGTGGAAAGCACGCAAGGTCAAGAAGCCATGAAGGTGGACTGGATGGCCGTCCTCGCCGCCGCTGGAATCCTGGCTGCTGCCGCATCCATCTGGCTGGCCGTCTGGCTGATGCGATGATCCTGGCCAACGACCATGACCCGCTGTGTCCCCCAGGGGTGAAGCCACCCGGCAACTGCTGGGTCTGCGTCATCCTGGCCAAGGCACGGCGGGAGGAACGGCAGAAGTATGCGGCGCTCGTGGAATACGTCAAGACGTTTGAGCCGTAAATAGTTTGCGACACGCCGGGGGGTGGATGAGCGATTTGACGGGAGCGCCGCTAGTATCTGATATGTGGTTACGTTTGTAACCATACGCCGTCCCACAACCGGGGCGGCTTTCGTCATTCATGGAGTCTGTATGAGCGTCGCCATGGCTGACGCCACCTCCGAGATTGACGAGGCGCTGCGTCACCTGTCCCTAGTCCCCACCGCTGACCGCGGTCCTGCCTGGTATGCGTACCTCGATGCGCTACTGGAGAAGCGAGCCGAACATGAGCGCCAATGAGATCCTGGCCGCCATCAAGACAGAACTAGGCAATCCCTCCGCTGGTGCCATCGTGGACAACTGGGCACTCATCGAGGCCGCCGTCTATCGGGCCACCGGGGAGAAGCCGGGGGCCAAGGAGACCAGGGTCATACGGGCAGCCGAGACACCCGAGGACTAGGCCATGCCAGGGCTACCGCGTCCCTGCCTGGACTGCGGTCGGCTCACCAGCCAGACCCGCTGCGGCGACTGCCGCATCCTGCACAACCGCATCCAAGACTCCAAGCGCGCACCACGACCCCACTACGCAGGTGACTACCGCAAGCGAGCCAAGGCAGTACGGGAGACACCCGGACCCTGCTGGCTATGCGGCGAATACGACCGACCAGGCGACCCCTGGCAGGCAGACCACCTAGTGCCTGGTGATCCCGATTCCGTTCTGATGAAAGCGCATCGCTCATGCAACATTCGACGCGCGAGGGGTGGGGGGACACAAGCGCGGAGTGGGGTCCAGTAGTCAAACCGTGAGGCGGTGCTACCCGCATGTTACCTCTGTCGCTGTGCGCGACAAACACAGCACCCTGAGTTTCGCAGACAGCCACGCGCGGCAACCGACAACCAGCTCAGATGCTGCTGACTGCATAGTGAGGACCAATGCCAGGAAGGGGACGACCGCCGTCTAAGGCGGAGTGGAGCCGGGAGCGCGACCAGCGCCGCCGCGAGGCCGAGTTCGTGAAGGTCTCAGATGACGGCCAACTGCGTGGGCCGGTGTTACCGGATTCGATAAGTTGGCATGATCGCACCTTGGCCTGGTGGGATAACTGGCGACGCTCTCCCCTGTCACAGACGTTCACCACAACGGACTGGGATTTCCTGCTGGACACCGCGGTCCTGCACAACGATTTGTGGACCGGGAATACCGGCGTGGCTGCCGAGTTGCGGCTGCGCGTGGCCAAGTTCGGCGCGTCCCCCGAGGATCGTCTGAGATTGAAGGTTGAGGTCACCGACGAGGTGGCAGCTGCCAAGGCCGAGCCGCGCGTGGACTCTGACCGCAAGGCGCGTCTCGTTGCTGTCGCCAACGCATAGCCTCGGGCTCCAGATCGTTGACTGGCTGGAGCACTACTGCGTCCACGGTCCTGGCGATGTCGAGGGCGAGCCGCTGCGCCTGGATGACGAGTTCGCCGCGTTCATCATGCGCTGTTATGAGACCGATGACGCTGGCCGCAGGCTGATTCGCCGGGCCGTGCTGTCGCGCCCCAAGGGTCGCGCCAAGTCGGAGCTGGCCGCGTTCCTGGCTATCGCTGAGGCGATTGGCCCGGTGCGCTTCTCGCACTTCGCTGCTGCTGGCGAGATATCCGCGTGGGGCTATCCCTATGACGAGGGCGAGCCGGTCGGCACTCCTGTGAAGCGTCCCGAGGTGCTGTGCTTCGCCACGGAGTACGGGCAGGCCGGCAATACGTACGACGCGGTGCGGTTCATCTGCTCGACGTCGGAGCGGCTGCGCGCTGACTATCCCGGCATTGACGTCGGGCTGACCCGCATCATCCTGCCGCAGGGTGGACAGATCACACCCGAGTCTGCTGCGGATTCATCCAAGGACGGCGGCAAGTCCACGTTCGTTGTGTTCGATGAGACGCACCTGTGGACGCTGCCACGGCTGAAGCGCCTGCACCAAGTCGTGCTGCGCAATCTGCTCAAGCGCAAGACGGCTGCGGGCTGGGGCTTTGAGACCACCACGATGTACGCACCTGGTGAAGGCTCGGTGGCTGAGGGCACGCACGAGTACGCCAAGGCCGTGGCCGAGGGGCGCACCGCTGATGCGGGTTTGCTGTTCGATCACCGCCAAGCATCACCGAAGTGGGACGCCAGCAAGAAGCGCGACAGGCTCGCGGGCCTGTCCGAGGTTTACGGTCCAGCATCCGAGTGGATGAACCTGGACGCCATCGCCACCAGTTACGAGGACCCTCAGACATCATCGGCTGAGTGGGAGCGGTACTGGTTCAACCGTCCCGTGTCCCTTCAGGGTCAATGGCTACCGCAGGCCGCGTGGGATGAGTGCCAGGTGGCGCGCGAGATCCCTGACCACGCCGACGTGGTGCTGGCATTGGACGGCTCGTTCTCGGGTGACTCCACGGCGCTAGTGGCCGTGCAGATCGGCGAGTTCCCGCATGTTCAGGTGGCTGGTCATTGGGAGCGGCTGCCGGGTCAGACTGATTGGCGCGTGGACATCCTAGATGTCGAGGAGACGATTCGCACCGCGTGTCTGCGCTGGACGGTGCGCGAGATCACCGCCGACCCGCATCTATGGGCCAGGTCCTTGCAAATCCTTGCCGAGGACGGTCTGCCGGTGACCGAGTTCCCGCAATCGGCGGCACGCATGACACCCGCAACGAAGCGCACCACCGACATGGTGAATACGCGCAGCATGACGCACAACGGCGATGCGTCCCTGACTCGCCACGTCAGCAACGCTGTCCTCAAGCAGGACTCGCGCGGCACCCGGCTTATGAAGGAAACCAGGTCGAGTGAGCGCCGCATTGACTTGGCTGTGGCGATGGTGATGGGTATTGAGCGCGCGATGACGCGCGTGGAGACGCCACCTGCCCCGACTGTGAACTTCTACTAGGAGACTTGATGCTGGCTAACGTCTTGCAGGTTGCTGGCCTGCTGGCTATCGCGGTGGGCGTGGCGTGGATATTCCCGCCTGCTGGCGTGGTGGCTCTCGGTGTCGGTGCGCTCCTGTTCGGTCTAGCGCTGGAGCGTGAGTGATGCTGGGACGACTGCTGACCCCTGCGCGCGAGGAGCGCGCCGTGACGTATCAGTCACTATTCCTGACCGATGGGATGCTGGCGCCTACGTCGCTCTCTGGCGTCTATATGACTCCGGCGACGTCAACGAAGTTGGCGACCGTCTTTGCTGCGCTACGGCTGATCGCTGACACGATTGCCACGCTGCCGATTGATTCCTTCATCCGGCGCGACGGTGAGCGCGTGCCGTTCCGTCCTCGTCCTGAGTGGGTGGACCAGCCAGACGCTGACCGCGCCGTGGCGCGCTCGGACTTCTACCAGTCTGTGCTCATGTCGGTGCTGCTGAACGGGAACGCCTACATCCGCATCATCCGTGACAACGGCGAGGTGATCGGCTTCAAGGTTCTGGACCCGACCCGCGTGCGTGTTGAGCGTAACCGCGCTGGGTTCGCACAGTTCCTCTTTGACCAGACCATCATCATTCCCGCCGAGGATATGCTCCACATCACGGACATCCGGCGTCCTGGCGCGCTGGTCGGCATGTCGCGGGTGGATGAACTCAAGGACGTGCTGGGGATCGCTCGCGCGCTCGATGAGTACGCGGGCCGATACTTCGGCAGCGGCACGATGTCGAGCGGCATCATCAACGTCCCCGGCGATATGACCGAGGAGCAGGCGACCCGGCTCAAGGATCAGTTTGAGAAGAACAGCCGAGGGCTGACCAAGGCGCACAGGCCAAACATCCTGACGGGTGGCGCGACGTTTGAGAAGTTGAGCGCCGACGCCGAACGTGCGCAACTGGTCGAGTCACGCGCGTTCACCGTCGAGGAGGTCGCGCGTATCTTCAAGATCCAGCCGGTGATGCTCGGCATCACGGCTGGCATGTCGCAGGCGTCGGTGGAGCAGCAGCACATTCAGTTTGTGACAATCACGCTGCGGCCATACGTTCACAAGCTTGAGGAAGCGTTCAGCAGCCTGCTGCCGGGTGGCGCGTTCCTGCGGTTCAACATGGACGGCTTGCTGCGTGGCGACCTGGCCAGCCGGTTCTCTGCGTATTCGACGGGTATGCAGTCTGGCTTTCTGTCCCCCAATGACGTGCGACGACGCGAGGACCTGCCACCCGTCGATGGTGGCGACGTGTACCGGGTGCCGCTTGCCAACATCAACCTGGAAGCCGCGAACCTCGTGGAGACTGACCGCCGCGTGCAGATGGCGACCAGGCTTATCAACGTCGGTTTTGAGCCGGAAGAAGTTCTGGCAGCGCTGTCCATGCCGCCGATCACGCACAGCGGCTTGCCTTCGGTGCAGTTGCAGAACGCTGCCGCGTCTGTCGGTTTGCCGATTGACGACGTGTACCCGACAGGCCGCGAATGGCAGGAGGATCTGGAGCAGCGCGAAGCCATCGAGACCCTGGGCGAGACCCTGGTATCCACGATCCAGAACTTGCCGCAGCCGATTGTGAACGTACACATGCCAGAGCAGCCAGCGCGCACGCGCAAAGTGAAGCGCGACGCCGACGGCAATATCTCTGAG